TTATACTGGACAGCAGTGTGGTCCTTTTCACCTGTCACAACAAACCTTGGTTTGATTGGATCTCGGACGATAAACGCACTGCGTCCCGCGTGCGAAGTGTTCAGCAGATACCATTTGCGGAATGTTGATGGGTCTGCGGAGTCAATCAGCTCTGGCATAAGCACAGTTTTTGCGGCTCCTACCAGTTGTGTAGTCTCAGACGCTCCACCGGTACCCACGTTTTTTGCGATAATACCCTCGTTAATAAGCTTATCAAACGCGAGTTTGACGGGTAGGGTAGGGCACAAAATGGTAGGAGTGCCCATATCGGCGTTAATGAGCGTCTTGTCAAATCCAGGGATTTGTTGCATTGCTGTCCAAGCGTCCATTAATCCTTGCTCGTCTGTTTTTGCAACAATATCATTTGGATAGGTTAAAACTGCACCTTTGACACCTGGGTTATATGGATGTGCAGTATCGAAAAAATTACGACCGTCGTAACATTTTCCGTTTTCGTTTATTTTTTTGGCGAGTCTACGGTCGTATAATTTGTCGGCTTGTGCAATCATGGAGGGTGCTTGATTTTGCAGCAAACCAAACTGGTCTCGAGTCGGATCGATAGAGATGAGTGTTGCGGGCCCATCAATACGGTCCGTACGGCACTCGAAAGTCATAATTTCCGCATCGTTGAAATCACGAGGCTCAGTATCCCCTTTGATTTTTTCAGCGATGTACTGAACATTCATTGGGTAGCTAACAATCTCTGAATCTGCTGACGAGTCAACGTATGCGATATCCTGATAGACCGTTTTTGGACGTCTATCAGGAGCGTTCATTTGTAAATTTATTTTTGTAATTAATTGCTCTACGTTACGAGCAATATTTGTAAATGATCCCATGTCAAATCTCCTATAATAACTCTACGTATACTTGTCCATTTTCGACATCTACGAGTCTGACAGTGATATCGAGAGGGGAAGGGGTTGCTCTAACAGTTTGGTCGTCAATGAGAGCCACAAATCCATCAATCTGTGCAGCAGTAGGCTGGTCAGTAGAGAGTGTAGCTAGCTGGCAGATACCCTTTGTAAACAGCATAGGGGTTGTAATTGCACCGCCGCCTGTGCTGTTATCGTATGTGCCGTCAGATACGCCAAGCAAAGCGCCTTGGATTACCAGTAATGCAGCAAATGCGGCAGTAACTCCTAATCCAGTGCCTGTTGCTGCAATTTTGAGCAATTTGTTGGCCTCTGCATGCGCACGGACTGCGTTTGCAACTGCATTAGCAGTTGAGGTTGCTGCACCAGCACCATCTGTTGCTAGCTGGACGACAACATCTGTTGTGCTAGCTCCATATTGCACATCGATGGACAATGTTTTATTGATCCCACCTGTCAGTTGGCTATATCTGACGTTTTGTCTTAGCGCATACGCCTGAATTCCACCATTTGCATCTGCACCTGGTGCAGAGAGCAATTTCGCATTTAACGGAGCGCTTAAAAATGAGGAGGCTCGGTATACGTCGCCTCCTAACATAATGGAAATGGCGCCTCGATTGATTTTCTGTCCAGCTGCTAACGAGTTGGCGTGGACGGAGCGTTTGGGGAATCCATCCCAAGCAGTCCCTGTTTCGTTTGTTGTAAAACTCATGTTATCTCCTCATATTAACGGCTAGGGACTCGTGCAAATATCGAGCTAACCGTGCTATCTAAATCAAAATTTTCTTCTTTCTTCTCTTCGGAAATCTCTATCTTTTGAATAGGTTCTATTTTTTCCTTGAGCTCGGTAAACACATTGTTTTTTCGCAAATCTTCTAGATAGGTTTTCAACCCCTTTGTGTTGATTTTTCCATCGCTAAACATCTGTAAAAATGTGTTTTTTTCATTTGGAGCAATGAGTTTGTCTGTGATGCCTTGATCAATCAAAGCACTAGCCACATCTTTGTGAGCGTCAGATAGCTGTGTGACCATCATTTTTTGAGTCTGCTTGAGTGCAAGTAAGCTCCCTTTGATCTCATCTGGGTCTGTTTTTCCAGTCAACTCTGATGCAAACTCAAATATTTGTTTATGAGCTGATAATTGCTCATCTTTTTCTGTCTCCATTGTGTCTCCTTGCGGGTCCATTTCTTGTAAAATTTTATTAATCTTGTCTGTCACTGTTGGCAACGCAGCAATAAGCTCGGCTGCAGCCTCTTTGAGAGTCGAATCTGCGCTCATCGCAGACTGAGCACTGGTAACACAGGATCCGATTGCGGCTAACATGTCCTTCGCTGGTTTTGTCCGAGAGAGGAGTGATTGATTTTTGACAATATCCATTTTTGATTGTGTCTCAGCTGTGCTCATTGTTTGTTGATCCGATAGGCATAATGGTTTTTGGTTTTGGGTGGCTGGTAGGTTGGTAAGAGCAATATTTCGGATGGTCATAATCTCTCCTTCGGCTGTTTCCATGATCGCGGGAGAAAAAAACGTCCACTCTCCTCTAGAGATTTTCTCATCCCATCCATCTACCCACTGGATATCTGCAGCAACAATCCCAATGTCTTTCAAAGCTAGTCGGAAATGACCAACAGAAAATCGGTCTTGAGGACGTACGGATTTGTCAAACGTTGAGTGTTCTAAATCGATGTTCAAAATCCGACCACCTTGATTGTAGGTAGCCATGATTTGCTCGGCGCCCGATTTGGTGAGGTATTTGGGGCCTTTTGTTGTGAGGTTTTCGCCCCATTTGAACAGGACTATTTCTGTTGGAGCGGATGCGCCAATTCGAGGCAGCGGAAAATCATTAAGGATCTGTAACTGCATGCGTACGTACGTTGTGACACGAGCATGCTCTTATTATCTATACACTTTTTTGTAATCATCTCTCATGTTTTAATGTTTAAAGCTAAACCATTACAAATGCTTATATAGATTGTGTGTGATGAAAATATTTACAGTTTAAATAAAACAGGCTTAGCCCAGCCTACGTTTGCGGATTTGGTGTCCTCAAGGAGCTGTGCTTGTGCAATATCTGCTCCTTTTGCTTTTTTAAATTTCCCATCGACAGTAGCGACAAGGATATAATCTCCAGCTACCGCATCCTCTGCCATGAGGACAGGGATGAGGGGAGAGTTGAGTCCAACAATACGGCTGGGCACCGCCTCCGTTAGAGAGGTACCAATTGGCACGACTCCCAAAATGGCGTCTGTGCTGGTTGCTGGGTCTAGTTTAAGGACTGGGAATCCACTCGTGGATGGGAACTCAACGAGTTTGACCGCCTGACCTGATGTTAATGTTGCCTTAGTTTTTAACTGAGCTGCGATCTCATATCTACTTGTATTGAATGCGTAAATGCTACCTGACATTTTGATCTCCTTATAAATTTGGTAAAAATTGAGCAGTCACTACAATTGTACTGGGTGAGTAACCGACGAAAAAACTAGGATTATATAATGCAATAATATCGTCGACATTAACGGATAACATGTCTGCATTATTGCTGGCTACATAGTTATTTGCCCCTATCGTTATTGTGACGCCTGAATAAACAAACAAAAATGGATTTGCAGAGGGTGCAATTTGTAAATCTATAGAAATATTTGATCCTGGTGGTACTGCGTTTGAGACGGAAAAATGCGAAAGGATCCCAGCTTGTGTCACTCGATAAAATCCAGATCCTGATCCATATGCATTAACGTAAGCGCTCGAATATGACCCAAACCCAGGTCCTATATAATTATTGGGATAAAAAACACCACCAGGACCTAAACCTCCAAGGATGACCTCTTGTCTCCTCCTTGCCAATTGGTCAATCGCTCCTTGGAGCGTAGTAGGAGGATTTGACCAATCGTCTGGATTTGTTGGATCAAACGGGAATGTGTTTGTATTGTTTTTCTGAATTGGCTCAATTGCAAATTCCGCGGGTGAGTTACTCATAATCTCCCTCAGAGTCCTCATCAGACTCTATTAATACGTTACCGCACCGCTCAGCTTGCTCGTGCCAGTCGATGCCAATTGTCGTCAAATCCTGGCCAGCAGCGATAGCAGCGTCTATAAAATTTTTGGTTGATTGCGAGTAGGTGAATGCCACCTCAGCAATCTGTTTTTTGTCCTCCGGCTCTCTGATATCGTAACAGGGCCTATATCGATACTGTGTAAGAGAGGACTCGCCATAGATATGAGGATGGAAATTTTTCTCGACCCAAATCCGGGCTGTGGTTTGATGCTGCGGTTCGCAAAGGATATTGACCAGAGATTTGATTTTGCGCATGGCAATCTGGTTACCCTCTTTGGCAGCCGCAAGTGAGCCCCCTTTGATCTCCTGAGTCAGGTTATTTCCGAGGATCACAATGGATATCGAGTTGTAGAGGTTGTTAATCAGCGCCTCGAATGTGGTGTAGCTCCCTTTGCCACCTGCGGATAATAGCTCCAGATCGTATCCTTCTGGTGCTATCATGGTATCTCCACCTCTGAGTTTTGCTACAACATCCCACAGTTTTTTGACTTCATCTTGCTCTCTCTTGAGTGCCGGGACTTTGATTTTTCGGATAGATGTGGCCTCGGTATCATTATACGCCGCCCATCTGTCGTAAGCATGCGAAAGCATGAAAAAAATAAATGCAAGTTTGCGGATGTCTCCACGGAGCCAAGGCCGGTCTCCACCCATGGAAAATATAACCCATGGGTCTCCCTGCACTGGGATTTCCGAGCCAAACTCATCCGTCACATAGAATAATCGGTCTGCTGGATTCCATCGACAACTCGAGTGCGACCAAATCTTGATGGATGGGATAATTTGACCATCGACAATTTTTAGGGTGTGTCTACCAATGCAAAACCCGAAAAACCTCACTCGTTGCGCGGCCTCGCTCAAATCGTAATCAGAAAACACCTGTCCGTAGTTACGCTCTAATAGCTTGGCAGATTTGACAATGCGCGCTGGAGTGTTTGATGGTAATTTTAATGCAAATGGTAGGTTGCGGAGTTGATCGACAAGAGTCTCATACGCTGCTCCGGTCCTTGGCTCTTTCATCATCGCGTGATAGAGCTGCTCAGACGCTGAAAAATCACCCATATCGTGGTTAGATAGCGCGTCCATAATGGATGCTGCAGTCCAGCCAGAGAGCGGTACAATGGGGAGTTGCTCATGGATAACAAAAAACTCATGATAACTCAGCCGTTTTTGCTTAGCAGGTTGCGATTGAGGCTGAGGCTGAGATTTGAACAAGTTTGCGATCCATCCCATCTGATGGGGATAGCACGAGCACACTCTGATTATCTATACACTTTTTTGTAATCATCTAGGATGTTTTAATTAATAAATATTATTTATTACAAATGGTTATGGTAAATCTGTGTGATCACGCTAGAACATAGGCATTTTGGTAGGAGATAGCCAGTTATCAAATTGCCGGTGGATTGGGCCGAAATCTAGGTTTTTTGGATTGTCAGGTAGGTAGGTAGTGGTTTGTAAATCATCAATATAAGCAACCGCATAACGCATGGCATCCATCCCATGATCGTAGTCTTTGACAGGGAGGTCCTTGGTAGGTTTGCCCTCTATCGATTTGGGATATGCATAGACCTCAAACTCTTGATCCGTAGACCAAGGCTTTTTGGATTTGTCCAGCTCTGCATCTACCTCTACCAGTGCACCAGACACAATGAATAGCCGAGGTTTGCCATCGTTTGCCCGACGTAATCGGCTACGGATGGCCTCAATCCCTGGACTAATATCCTTAAACGCCGCTATATTATCTATCCCCTCTCTCTCTAGGGTCGCTCGATCCTCTGCGTCATGGTCACAGATAGTGATCTCAATACGCTCTCCTTGAGAGAGTTGTTTGATTTGTTGGGCATGATCTGCCACAATCCGCTTGGTGCGGTAAATCTCTCTATATAGGTACATCCGGTTATCTCCATCGATTGCCCACCACTGACACACAAACGGGTTGGTATACCCAAAATCTACCACTCGGATGCGTCTCCATTGAGGGGGGATAAAAAATGGCTCTACCATATGGAGTGAGCGGTCGAAATCGGAGTAGACTGCACCCTCGGCTTGTTTCCACTGGCCGAGCACAAGCCGGTCTCTCTGCACCCCAGTGATACCCTCTAACGTTTTTGCATAGTCGTCTGGGTTATGATGATTATCAGACGCTTTGCTATAATGTACAGAGGCTTGTTCTTTGAGAATGAGCCGTTGATGGATCCAGTGAGAGGGTGCACCAGGATTCGTGGATAAAATAATCTGCCTCCAAGGTGCCGCTCTACCACGCATACGGCCAAGGATCTCGTTATAATCCTCCTCGGTAAATGCGGTCGCTTCCTCCATCCACACAAAATCTAAACCTCCAGACTGTCCAATCGATCTTATCTGCTCTCGTTGTTTGCTGTCTGCCATCCCGCCGTAGGCAACGATAGAGCCGTTGGAGTACTCGAACCGATGCGCACTGGATTTGTGCACAACATGTGGACTTTTTCCAACCACATTGCGCTCAAAAAATAATATTGTGGAGTTGGTCATCGCCTCTCGATTTTTGCGCAAGATGAGGACGGTAGAGCCTGGGTATTTTGTGGCAAATGCATGGCATTTTTCTGCGCAAATGGTTGATTTACCGCCACCTACTGATCCAGTGAGTAGTACAACATCTGATATGTCGTAAAAGGGGGGTAGTTGCCAGGGGAGCGGGTTAAATACAGAGGAGGCCAGGGTAGGTATCTCGGTAGGTATCTCGGTAGGTGTTTGGTTTGTCATATTAGGTGTTTGGTTTGTCATATTAGGTGTTTGGTTTGTCATATTAGGTGTTTGGTTTGTCATATTAGGTGTTTGGTTATGGATGAAGCTCTTTTGATTTTTTGGCCACGATAATCTCATCCCAGCGGTCTAGGTTGACGGTAACGTATACTTTGGTGCCCACATACTCGTTGACTACAGGCTCTATCTTGTTAAGGCCGGTCAGTTTGGCGCGGGACTCCTTGGCTTTCAGGATGAGCGATGCGGCTGCCAAATCGTCAGCTTTCTCGAACCGAGTCCACAGGCCACGCTCTAGCTCATCTAGAGATTGTAGCTCTAGTGCACGTAACTCGTCCGTTTTCTCGGAGCACATCTGATGAGTCTCCTGTAATGCGGTTTGTACAAGCTGATAGGCTTCCGTTTTGCCAATCCCGAGCGCGTTGGCAATCTGTTGGTAGGAGTAACGTTTAATCCGTAGCTCTACCGCCTCGAGTTGCGATCTGGCGGTTTGTAGCACAACTGGAGCGGTCAGAGATTGGACTATTTGTTTGCTCGTTTTTTTTCTCATACGGGACCGTTTTAATTTATTTTCGATTTTTTCTTGTATAAACCCTATTTGTTTGCTCGTTTTTTTTCTCATACGGGACTATTTTTAATTTATTTTCGATTTTTTCTTATATAAGCCTCTGAAAAATCTCTTGTTTTGCACAAACAAGCAATCCTTTGCATGATGTGCAAACAAATGAGGTTTGTCATATAAGGGTAGGGTGACCCCACAAAACACACAGAGCCTCTTAATTTCATAGGTGTTAGGGATCACAATAGATGGATCGCAATGGGCAATATGGGTAACTGCTCTATATAGTTTGTTGGTCATAGGTATACTCGTCAAATAGATGGGGTAGTGATGTAGATAGGGTACTAGGTAGCATCCCGCAGCAATGTAGACAATCTGAGTAACTGACACAGCTACCCTCAACCTCGCAACTCATCGAGTCGCATAGATATCTGGTCCCACAGCCCTGACAGACGTGATAGGTGGATTGTGGGTAGGTAGGTGATAGGTATTTGTCGTGGAGGTTACGATTACGGTGGATTTTACGATTTTGCACGATCGGCCTCCAATTTATTGGTGAGGGTACATATATATTGGTAGTGGAGTTTTGTGTATTCGTCTTGCCAGTACCTACAGATAGAGACTAGATGTTTGGTGCGCTCGTTGATAGACTCCGTTGTAGAGAGGCTGTCATATTGTATCTCCACAAGATGGTCAATAGCATCTAGGGATTTCGATGTCAGTCTGCGGTAATACCAGGCCTCAATCTGAGAGAGGACCACAAATAGGGATAGGATAATGATGGGGATAGACATATTAATCCTTAATCCAACCAAACCCATACCAAGGTTTGACACGATGCAGAGCCTCATTATAATGATATGTAGTACGCTCGACCTGATTATTGCTGTTACCCTCTATTGTGATAAGCTCATGCGTTTTCCTATTGCTATCATAATGATAAGACTCCACAAGTCCTACATGATACAGTGATCCAACAGATGAGCGGAAAAACACCAAATCTCCAGGCTCTGGCTGTTGCTGACCGGGAGGGGTGTAATATATCTGCCTGTTAATCTCGAGCCGGCGAAATAATGTAGATACCGCAGTTGTGCCTAGTTTTTTGATCTGCAGCGACCCTGCCT